GCTGTCGCTGTCGCTGTCGCTGACGCTGTCGCTGTCGCTGTCGCTGGCGCGCCTTATGGAACGTTGTACACGGCCGCTTACCGCGCGGCCTACGCCAAGGTGCGTGAGCGCGCAGGGCAAAGCGCCACTGCCGGCCTGCTGCCATCCGCATTGGACCTCATGGATCGGATGCTGCCCGCTGAGCCGCTACAGCCACCCGTCATCGACTACGCCGCCGTGGTGTGCGCGGTGCCAACCTCAGCAAAGTGACCGTTCAGGGCGAACTCCGCCAGGTCCTCGCCCAGCTCGAGCTCGTGTCCCAGGTCAGCGCGGTCAACCTGGACCCCACAGCCTGGGACACCAGCGAGTCCATCGGTGGTAACCGCCCTTCGGGAGGCATCAACCGCAAGGACGACCGGCAGGACGACTGGCCGCTGAAGTCCGTCGAGCACTTCCACCGCCGTGTCGCCAAAGCGCGCAGCGAGTATCAGCTCGGCCTGATCCTCAAGGACGCGAGGGTGGCGCTTGAGGCCGCGACACGCCAGCCGCCACCGTCAGGTGAACCACTGGTCAGTAGCCCGCAGTGGAAGCGCTGGGTGGCCGAGACAGGCCTGAGCCTAGGTGATGTCGCCCGCAAGTGCGGGGTGAGCAAGAGCTACGTGCAGAAGATTCGTCGCCAGTACCGGGACGCGGCATGACCTCAGGACTTCCGTTTCCAGATCGGCGAGGCGCGCGATATCCGCGAGCGTCCAGACGTGATCCGCCGCGCCAGCGGCCATGGCCGGCGTGCGCGGATAGGGGTCCTTCCGCATCGTTAGGTTCTGGCGCTCGACGTAGCTGGTGGAGATTTCGCGGTGGTGCCCTGGCTCCACTTGGCCGCTAGGCGGCGGACTTCCTTCTCGACCATGGTTAGGCGGCTCCCCAAGGCTTTGGCTGCCGCGTAGTGCCGGCAGCACCCGGCCCTGGAGCCGGGCAAGCGACAACTTAGCAGCCGTCTAGGGCGTTGTAAACCCGCATAAGCCCGGCCCCACTCCTGGCTACACCCGGCAAAGTGATATCTATGCCTTCGGGCCACGACCCGGCTGACCGGCACGTCGATCAACACCGGGTGGCCCAAGCGACTTGATTGGGTCGAGATCGACGGCATCCGGCGAGCCTGGGGTGCGCGGTCATAGCCCTCGCGCTCCGCGAGGATGCCACGTGAACCGCCCGGCCCCGCCCACCCGAGTCCGACCGAAAGTTTCGTATACTCCGCTCTAGCGTTTCCGTTTTGCGCTTTCTCCCGCCCCGCAAGCTCCTAGCGAGGCCACATGACAGTGAAGGTTCTGCTCCCGCCGGAAGGCAAGCACGGGAGCTACATCGCCGCCATCAACGACGAGCTGCGCGTCATCGACCGCCCGCGGGCCTGCAAGGGCTTCCAGAACGGTTGCGTCTGCAACGACTGCCGGGAGCGTGCCGACCAGGCACCCAAACCCAAGCCGGTGGTCTGCGAGTGCGCCCACCCACTGCTATCCGGCGGGGACTGCATCAAGTGCGGACGGTCACGCTCGAGCGAACTACCGGAGGCGGCGTGACCGAGAAGGGCGCTACGCGACCTCATCAGCATGACCCGGATGTTCTTGCGGCGCTCGACGATCTGGGACTCGACGCCACATGAGCCGTTGGGCCGTTCCGATGTGTGGGACGCCGCCTGGCGACGAGGGCAGCGACGTGATGACCACCTTCCCAAGCCACGCGCTGATCTGCACCAAGTGCGAGCGCCCATTCGACGCGCTCACGCCTGATGCCCGCTACTGCCGCCGTCCTGACTGCGGGTGGCCAGTGCTGCCCGAGGAGCTGCGCCGCTATGTGGTGCCGGACCATGCGCCGACCGCGAGCATCGAGGACGAGCCGCCGGGGCGACCGAAGAACGAAGTCGCGTTCATGGCCGAGCATTGACGCGCGTGCCGCACGCCCGCAACTGCCTCACCGCCGGCTGTCGCACCCTCGTCGCCCCACCCGCCAGTCGCTGCTCACTACACGCACGACCAGCCAACGCAACCTGGTCACCAGGACGCACCAGCACCGACCAGTCCCGCTTCGCTCGCGCCGTCAAGCAACGCGACGGCCACCAATGCACCGCCATAGAGAACGGCGTGCGCTGCACCGCGACCACAAACCTGCGGGCCCACCACGTGACGCCCTTTCGCGCAACCGGCAGCTACGACCCAAACGGAGGCGTGACCCTGTGCGCCAAGCACGACCGGCAAGCCGACCAATGGGCACGATGACAGCCAACGCTTACCCGCGCTGTTTTTTTAGGGGTGGGCACCCGCGACCCCTTCCCAAGCCCCTCCAATCCAGTACGCATCAAGGGCAGGTTTTTGCTCCTGAGACCGTTTCTGCGGGTGAAGTGCCCGTTTCTGGTCGTGCCTAGGGCTAAGAAGCCTGCGGCGCGGCGTCAGCGCCGTAACGCGTCGGATATCGGCCTGGTCGCGGTGGAGCGGTCACCGCAGGCGCCGGCGCCAGCGAAGGCTTGGCTAGCGCTGACGAGCGAGCGCTGGCAGACGTACTGGGGTTCGGATATCGCGACGGTGGCCAAGCGGGACTCAGACCTGCCGGCGTTGACCCGCCTCTTCGGCTACTACGACGATTTGGAGCGTTCGCTGCGTGCCTTCGCGCGGGAGCGTTTCATCGAGGGGTCGCAGGGTCAGCCGAAGCTCAATCCGCTTGCGGCGCACATCGTTTCGCTCGAGGGGCTGATCCGGGCGCTTGAGGATCGCTTCGGCTTGAGCCCGCAGGCGCGGTTGAAGCTGGGGGTGGACTTTGCCAATGCGGCCACGTCGCTGGACGCGCTGAATCGGAGCATGGCTGATGACGACGACGGCTCCGACGAAGAGGACCCCAGGCTCCAGGTCATCGAGGGCGGCTGATCCCGAGCTCGCGCCGTCCCGCGGCGCGTTCGTCTGCCGATGGATAGAGCGAAACCTCGTCCACGGCGAGGGGGATTTCTTCGGGCAGCCATTTCGGCTGACGAGGTCGCAGAAGGCGTTTATCTACCGCTGCTACGAGCTGCGTCCTGACGGGAGCAGGCGTTATCGGCGGGTGCTGAAAGGCCTGCCGAAGGGCAACGGGAAAACAGCGTTGGCTGCGGCCATCGGTTGTGTGGAGCTCGGCGCAGCCGGCTCCCGGGGGTTCCCGGTGTCGCCGGTGATCCCCGTTGCGGCGGCGTCCTTCGACCAGGCTGACCTGCTCTTCGGTGCGGCGCGGACGATGATTTCCGAGGGGCCGCTGGCAAAGCTCTTCGAGGTTTACGACACGGAGATCTTGCGCAAGGACGGTCCGGGCCGTATGTACCGGGTGGCGGCGGCCGCGGGCACCAACGATGGGGCGCTGCCGACCTTCTTCCTCGCCGACGAGATTCACGAGTGGACGGGCAACAAGGAGCGCGTCCACTTGGTGCTCGCCAACGGCCTTGCCAAGCGCGCGCAGAGCTGGGAGCTGAATACCACCACAGCGGGTCACGACAAGGACACGTTGTGCGGCCGGATGTACGACTACGGGCGTCGCGTAGAGTTGGGCGAGGTCGAGGACGACAGCTTCCTTATGGACTGGATCGAGGCGGGGGAAGGCTTCGATCTCACGGACCCCGATCGGCGGTACGCGGCGGTGCTGGCCGCTAATCCGCACGTCGGCGAGTTCGTGTCAGCCGAGAACGTGCTCGCGCGCTGGCATCAGATCCCGCAGTTTGAGTGGGAGCGCTACTACCTCAATCGTTGGACCGCCGCGCTGGAGTCGTGGCTGCCGGCCGGTGCGTGGGATGACTGTCGCGACGAGTCGGCGCGTATACCCGACGGGGCGAAGGTCGTGCTGGGTGTGGATATCGGCACGAAGAAGGATTCGTCTGCCGTTGTGAGGCTTCATGCCCGCGCGGATGGCCGGCTGGTCCCCGAGGCGGAGATCCTGACTCCGCAGGGTGACGGCACGGCACTTGAGTTGCGTGCCGTTGAGGATGCGATCCACCGCATGGCGGATCGCTACACGGTCGAGGCGGTCGTGTACGACAAGTGGAGCTTTGAGCGTTCGGCGCAGGATCTCTCAGACCGCGGACTGTTGATGGTGGAGCAGCCGATGAGCCCGGAGCGCATGTCGATCGCTTCGCAGGAGCTGTACGACGCGATCGTGCGCCGCAAGGTCGCGCATGCCGGTGACCCGGCCCTGGCTGCTCACGTAAAGGCCGGCGCGACGAAGATGCACGAGCGGGGCTGGCGGCTGGTGAAGGGGAAGTCCAAGCGCCCGATCGACGCCCTGATCGCTTTTTGCCTGGCGAACGGCCAGATCGACTCGCAGGCCTCCGTCTATGAGGATCGGGACATGGTGACGTTATGAGCACTGTCCTTCCTGCAGTGATGTTCGTTCTGGGCCTCGCGGCCATCACGGTGGGCGCTGGTCTTATCTACCTGCCCGCAGGGTTGATCGTGGGTGGCGTACTGGCCGCTGGGTCGGCTTCGCTGTACGTGCGCGGCTCAACTGCTCCCGTGGAGGCGGAACAGCCGCCGCAGCCCTGACCACTCCTGCGAAGGCGAGCCTCTTGTTCCTTGACCGCATCATGCGTGGCGCTGAGTCGCGCGACATCGGGGGCTCAACGCTCCGTGAGCCACCCGACTGGATGTGGGATGCGTTCGGAGCGGCACCGAGCCATTCGGGTAAGCGCGTCAACGTCGAGACGAGCCTCGGTCTCGTCGCGGTGTACGCGGCCGTGCGGATTCTTGCTGAGGCGGTCGGGGTGCTGCCACTGATCGTCTACCGCGAAGCCTTGGACGGGACGCGCAAGCGCGCGCCCCAGAATCGCTGGTGGCGCATCCTGCATGACGCACCGAATCCCGAGCAGCCGGCGGGCGAGGTGTGGGAGCAGGTCACGGGCCACATGAACCTGTGGGGCAACGCTTTCCTTTACAAGGCGAAGGACGACATGGGGCGCGTGCAGGAGCTCTGGCCGATCCGTCCGTCACGGGTCAAGGTCGGGCGGGTCGATGGCAAGCGCATCTACGAGCTGCTGCAAGCAACGCCGGGCGTGGATATCAACCCGGCGGGCACGGTCGTGGGCTCTGAGCAGGACATTCTTCACATCCGGGGTTTCGGCACGGACGGTCTGCTTGGGTTGTCACCGATCCAGCTTGCTCGTCAGATGCTCGGGACGCAGATGGCCGCGGAGGAGTATCAGGGTCGCCTGTACGCGAACTCGGCGCAGCCGACGGGTGTGCTGCAGCACCCAAACAGGCTCAGTGACGAGGCAGCGAAGCGGCTGAAGGCTAACTGGGACGCTGCGCACAAGGGCCTGGCGAACGCGGCGAGGACGGCGGTGCTCGAGGAGGGCCTTGAGTGGAAGCCGATCGCGTTGACGATGGCCGATCAGCAGTTCGTGGAGCAGCAGGACTTCGGTGTGGCGCAGATCGCCCGGTTGTTTCGTATCCCGGCGCACATGCTGAACGCCTCGTCGGCGAAAAGTCTCACTTACAGCACCTCGGAGCTCGAGGGTATCCATTTCGTCACTTATTCGCTGATGCGTTGGACGACGCGCATCGAGCAGGCGCTCCAGGCCGACCCGGACACGGCGACGATGGGCGCGGTCCCAGAGTTTCTGCTGGATGGCCTGTTGAGGGCGGATTCGGCCAACAGGGCGGTGTTCTACGCGGCGGCACTTGATCCGGGTAAGGGCTGGATGAGCCGCAGCGAGGTTCGGGATCTGGAGAATTTGCCGCCGGAGCCCGACGACGCCCAGGAGGGCGATCCGGCGGTGATCGTCGGCGGTCAACCACCGGCCGGGTCGCCGACGCTTGCACAGCCGTCCGCGCCGAACGACGCCACGCCGCCCGCCGTGCCGCTTGCGGGTGCCACCGGCTGATGGGCCCTTATCGAGAATCGCCCAGGGAGGGCTAAGAACGTGACGCCGACCCAAACCAAGTCCGAGACCCGCTCGTTCACGCTGAACGAGGCCGAGGTTCGCGAGGAAGCAGACGGCCTGCGCTTCGAGGGTCACGCGGCCGTCTTCGATCAGCCCTCGGGTGATCTTGGTGGCTTTACCGAGTACGTGGCGCGCGGCGCATTTCGCAAGGTGCTAAACAGTCAGCCCGACGTACGGTTCCTCTTCAATCACCTTCCCGATGGGGTGCTCGCCCGCACGAAGTCGGGGACCATGACGCTCGGCGAGGACACCAAGGGCTTGCACGTCGACGCACGGTGGGCACCGACGGCTCTCGCCAAGGACTTGCAGGTGCTGGTCGCGCGCGGCGATGTTGACCAGATGAGCTTCGGCTTTCGGGTCGGCGTCGGCAACGATTCGTGGGCTGACCAGGACGGTGAGTCCATTCGGACGATTCGCAACTTCGAGGCGTTGTATGACGTGTCGCTGGTTACGTTTCCGGCGTACCCGCAGACCGACGCGGCGTTGCGCTCCCATGTCCTGGGGGTTGAGGTTCGCGACGACTCCGGGACTGTGCTCGAGGATCACTTGCAGGAGCTCGCGCACA